CTGTGATGTCGTAGGTAGTTGAGTAGCTGTTGCTGACCAAGGTAACATTAGGGCTTGTACCAAGGATACTGTTTACGCCTACGTTACCATTGTATGAGGGCAAGTAAGTTGGCATGTAGGCCGCTACATTGGCATTGCCATAGCTTCCGCTGCCACCACTGCCAAATGTTGCTATGTAAGCGGCTACGTTGACGTTACTGTAGTTAGTGAAGCCCATGGTCTGTGTATAGGCCGCAGTGTTGACGTTTGAGTAATTGGTTAATCCATATGTGTAAGCGGCAACGTTGACGTTACTGTAGTTTGTGTAGCCCTGTGTTTGTGAATAGGCAGCTACGTTAACATTGCTGTAGTTGGTGTAGCTAGTGCCTGCTAGGTATGCGGCTACGTTGACGTTTGAGTAGTTAGTGCCACCACTTGATGCCACAATACCAGTTAAGAAATAACCGTTACCTACAAAGTAAGTAGCATTAACGTTGCCCACAATATTTACGTTAGCACCTGTGATGTAAGCACCAGTGTTGCCAATTACTGGACTATACACAGCACCAGTTGACACGTAGTTGGTTGCGTAGACATAATTAGCAGTGATGTTGCCTGCGCCAACGTTACCTGTGTATGTTGGTAAGTATGTAGCGACCTGAACGTTGCTGTAGTTACTGCTGGCAGCAATACCAGTTAACAGCGCACCATTACCAATGAAGTATCCAGCAGTTACGTTACCTGCCACTGAGATGTTAGCGATATTACCCACTTGTAAGTAAGTTGCTACACGAGCATTACTGTAGAATGTTTGACTGTTTACATAACCTAACATGCCAATATTAGCCTGATTGGCCGCTGTGTTGGCCGCTGTTACCTGTTGGTTGATGTAGCCTACTACACCAACGTTAGCCGCTGTAACGTTAGCTGACCAAGCATAGTTAGCTAGGTTGGCTGTGGATGTGGTTAGATAACTATTAGTTGACAGGTAAGCCGCTACGTTAACGTTTGAATATAAATTGTAACCTTGTGTGTTCAAGTAAGCCGCTACGTTTACATTACTATATTGTGTAGGTAATCCAGTTAGGAACTGTCCACTACCTAAATGATATACGGCTGAGACATTACCTGTAGCAGTGACGTTGCCTGTTACTTGGAATGCGTTAGCTGATTGACTAAAGCGACCAATCTGATTAGCTGAGCCTTGCCCGTTTACTGAGAATACTATGTCTTTGTTTAGAGCCGTTGATAGTAATAGGTTACCACCACCTGTTGTAGGGTTACCATAGACATACAAGTAACCATCACCCGGATAGTTTAATTCGTTGCCTGCGCCACCCGAGAATTGGCTGCTGTTGATACCCATGTCAACATAACCAACAGTGGCATTACCATTGTCCATGGTAACCACAATGTCACCACTGGCGCTAGCACCTGAGCTAATGTTCTGTAGATTTAGTTGACTGTATCCATTGAAGTTGCTGGCTAATTCTAATATAGTCTGTGCTTGTATCGAATAGCCAGAAGCTATGCCGCCATATAGTGCGCCGAACCCAGCAGAGCCTCCAAAGAACTGTCCGGTGTTACCTGTAACTGTGGTCAACACCTGTGTAACATTACCAATGGCAGTGATGTTACCATAGACTGTCAAGTTGCCGCCAATGATAACATTGCCGCTGGCACTAATGTTTGAGAAGTAGGCCGCTCCGTGATAAGTTGGCAAGTAACTGGCCACTTGAATGTTGCTGTATCCCACAGGTAAGCCTGTTAGTAAACTACCATTACCTTGGAAGTATTGCGCTGTTACAAAACTATTACTGGTGATATTACCAGCAACTATTTCATTGTGTTGAACTATTTCCGAATTAACTGTGGTGATATTACCTTGGACTGTTAGGTTACCAATGGTAACCGTACCTGCCAGATAGTTAGCTAAGGCAATATTGCTAAACGCTGTAGTTTGTATAGTGTTATCTGGGAATGTAAAATTGCCGGCAGTGTCAAAATTCCAATAAGCATCATGACCAGGCGTGATAGCTTCAACGTGGAATCCACCATTGTCAACATAGACCCAGCTAGTTGATCCCGTCCAATCAGCATTAGGATCAACTGTATTGGAATTTGCTGACCATTGCATCTGCACAAAATAATCGGATGCTAGATTAATTGCGCCTGCTCCGTTATCTGGAGCACGGATCAAGCCAACATTGGCTAGGTTTAATCCACCATTGCTATCAAGACTAACTATGTTATTACCATTGATTAAACTATTTCCGCCACCACCACTGCCTGATATTATATGTCCACCAGGGGTGCTACCATCATGTAGGCGTAATTGATATAATTCAGTATCAACAGTAGGCTCGCCTGGCAAGCCAGTGTAGCGATCATTCTGTATGGTATTACCACGAAGTAATAATACTTTGGTTATGGCGATGTTGCTGTATGTTACGCTGCTCATTACGGTAATAGCCCCGGGTCAATAATAGTTTCGCCAAGGTTAACCACAGGGGTTGTGCTGGCATAATATGCTGGTAATACTTCTAAATCTAATGGCACCCCAAAGTTATCATCCATATATAGCGGTCCTTGACTGCTGTCCATGTTGTTGATAACTCTAGCTGTTAATTTGTAAAATCTTTGATCTAAACTGTTAACCACATTAGCAGTAAAGGTCATGGTCAAAGTACCAATCTGCACATTACTGTAAGCACTGGTACTGTTAGCAGTAAAGCTATAAGCAGTCAATTGGTTTAGACTGTCCTGTATATCTACCTGCACTGTATATCCTGTTAAATTTACAGGTTTTTGATCCTGATTCTTGACTACTATCTGTACCGGATTGTCTATCCCTTGGTAAACTTTGATTGGGCGTTGATACACAGGTCTGTTCCTCGTAATAAGTGCTGGATTCGAGTAATCCAAAAGTTCTAATGGTATTTGTTGTATTGCTAAATAAGTTGTGATTGTGGGCACTTTGTTCTCGATCCTTATAAGGTATTTATCGCATTTCTATGGAAGACAGCTACAAGCATTTACTGGATCAATATCCTTTTATTTCGTATATAACCTATGGTGGCAACGACTATATTGGTATCATACAAAATAGTGATGAGTTGATCACCACTATCTATGACTATGCGGCATTAAAGAGTATAGAACAAAAGACTAATTTTTTAGAACTAGCAGATCAGTGGTGGTGGGAAAGTAATAGGCTAGTGCCCATTAATGTGTTTTTAAAACAGGATTGGGTTGAGTTTAGAGTTTGTTTAAAGACATTCAATAGCAAAGACGTAATTATACAGCACGGTCCTTACATTAGTCTTAAAGAAATAGCACAGAAACGTAGTAAAAGACGTAGTATTACACTTGTTCGGAAAGTAGGTTAAGGTTTACCACTGCCAATTGTGCGTAGGCAATGGCATGTGCCTTTTTAAAACTATATTCTCCCTCAACTTTATCCCAAACAGTTTCATTAACTTCCTTCCAAGTTTTACCAACTAAATGGCGTTTACCTGGACGTATCACTGCTAGGAACATAGCTAGTCTAGGAATAGTATCCACAGCTTCTGGCATCTTAATCAAGGTATCATAGTGATTGTTGATGTGAATTAGCTGTGAACATATTGCAGGATCATATAGTTTAGCCCAATCGGGTTCCTTCATTAGGTCAAGCAAGTGATCTTCACTCTTGACCTGTTTGTATAAATTAACATTAAGAAAGTCTAGTTTAACATAGCCGCGGCGTTCTGCGTTATTATATTCGATACTAGCCACACCTGAGAATGGGTCCACAGGTATCTCTGTGGCATATACCCCTGTGTTGTGTTTGATCAAATTACCATCACGCATAATACTAGCAGGAGTAACATCAAGTAATGATAATATCTGTTCGCGGTCTGCAAAATCGATGTCAATATCACTGGTAAATTTCATAGTCGCTCAATTTGAAAGTTGCTAGCATCTAACACTGCTGGTGGAGGATTATTAGTAGTATCTTCCATCTTATCCAGTTGCTCACGTATTTTCTCTATGTCATAGTTAACCAACGCCATTTCTGTGCGCAAAGCTATGATTTCTCTTTTAATATCAGCTAATAATTCTTTAAGTTCATCCATTATAGTCTAGCCGCCTTGAGTATTTCTTTAATCCATTCCGTGTCTGCTACGTAATCTTTAAACTTACGTTGCCAGTAGTCTGGATCTATCCATGGTAAAACCATACTGATTTGTTCTTCATTGAGCTTTTCAAGAAACTCAACACCCGAGCTACAATTAAACACAATCCAAGGGCTAATCCTACCATTACTAATATGATAGCAAATACGGTTGCTACTACCATATCTAAAATAGTCACTAAATCCGCCTTTAAGTTCTGAGTGTTCGTCGGCATAATCTTGCATTTCCTTTAAAGCACGCTCTATTGCATCTTGAACTGCTTCTTTGCGTATATATTGA